TCATGACTGTTTATGGTGGAGGCGGCGGGAGTCGAACCCGCGTCCGCGATATCCGATCAACACTTCATCGACAATAGGAATATTTAGGCCAATGCGTTATCCTAACACCATGTTCACTTGCCGCGCAAATTCGTCTACACGACGACGTAGCGGTTCTCGCCATTGATTGACCGACGTTTCTTGCCACAAAATTCGATCTGGAAGCAACTGTGCAATCACTACGGTGTCAATGGTACCATATGACCAGTGCTCGGTCAAGGCGTCGGCATAGAACGTGCATTGTAGCGCGTAGTTTTCCAATCGATTGCCGCTCTTGCGTTTTTTGCCGGTCTTAAAATCCAAAATGGCATAGCGACCATCCTGTAATTGTACCGCCATGTCCATCCGACCCGCAATTCCATACTGCGTGGACGCGACTCGCGTTTCCGACGCCACCACCGCACGTAACTGCGTATTCAACACGGTGGCAATATGGGCGCCATATGCGACATCTTCGGGTTCTTCAAACAACGCCCAGCCCATCTGTTGTCGTGTGACAAAGTATTCACAAAACTTATGCCAACGCGTCCCCCGCGAGGCGGCTTTTTGTGTAATTGACGTGGCCGCGGCATGACCGACGCGCTGTCGCCACTGCTGCAACGATTTTTTCCCTTCGGCATCCGTCGCAGAAATCAAATTGGAAATCGACGGATATAACTGCCCCTCATACAGGTACCATCGTTTGCCGTCATGCATCGTTTCTGTAATTGGCAACGTTAATGTAATCGGCGTATATTCAATCGTGCACGCCGGTACGGATTGTGCCGCAAGAGAGGTCACCGGAAATTGTTGTTCAGCCCAGACAAACATAGCGTCTAGTATAGCATAAATACCAATATGCTGCTAATTGCAATTACGCTTATTAGTGTAGGGTTTGTGCTGGTCTGGGCATTTATTGCGTGGACGTTATATCTGCATCGCTCGCCCGTGCTGACCTATACCACCGACTGCGACCCCGGCGACGAAACCGACTAAATCTCTTTTTTGCCAGGTTGTGGCACGTTAATCGTGCTCTTGTAATTATTGCGTTTCATCCGCGCCAGTTTATCCGTCCATGTCGTTGGCAAGTTGGCCCGACCCAAGCGAAACGCATCCCCCAACGCCGGCGCACAAGCCAATCGTTCGATACAATTCTCTGCCTCACAGAGTGGACAGGGTTCGGTCAGGGGAATATCGCGGTCATCGTACGGCACGTGAATATCTTCAATTAACGTACTACACGCATTACAAAAATAATCGTAGGTCGGCATACACGTTCCTCATTTCAAAAAAAGACGCGGCTGGGCCACTCTGTACTCTGTAGTGTATTTAGTGTGTGCTTGCGGGTGGAGAGGAGAGACACCTCTCCCATTGAAGGGAGGAAGATGTCTGACCGGTACTTGCGTGACGGAGCCGGACTCGACATGGGTAAGAGGAGATTACTGTCGGCGGTTGACCTGTACCGACCGATACACCGTGCGTATCGCTCCAGCCTCTCGTATTGCTACTCAGCGGGATGACTCATGACCGTTACCCACCAACCATGAATCAGTGTGGGTCGTCAGGTTCGACGTGCCCCACATCATTGTGTTACATTATGACGTTCCCATCATACACTCGCGGGTCTCGCGCCGATACGATTGCACGGACACTCAAGCCGCGGTACGTATCTGATTAGATGGTAGTATATAGCATTCGGCCGTAAAATTTAACAATTGCCGTAATATTTTATCGAAACCGACCTTGCGTCAGGTTGAGTCGCGAGAATTCTGACCGATCAACCAACTTCACAAAGTTCCCTTGATGATCGACCGCGACGAATCCCTCGTGGGATCCGGCGACCACCCCTTTATCAGACGAATAGAACGTACTAAGTGTTCCCGGTGCGTTCAACTTCTGAATAATAAAAGTCTTGGCCGAAATAACCGCATGTTGCCACGCCAGCACATCCACTAACGCATCTTCGGTATCCGCTACCAGACGTTGTATCTGTTCATATTTGGTACGCGATCCGGCTTTTCCAGCGTCAGTTTTCTTGGTTGCACCTTCAGCGTCTGCACGCGTCGTCAAATGCGCATTCAATCGTGCTACGAATACTTTCGGGCTGAGCGTAATGGACTCTCCGCCGCGCACTAGACTATTTTGAAAAATCATAAACTCGGATTGCAGTAGCGGGCTGGCCGCCAAGGCTTGCAGAAACGCGTTGGTGCCCATTTTACGAGTGCGCGTGTCAATCTCACCGATGAGCGTTCGCAACGTGTCATGTTCGGCTGAGGTGAAGGTTAGCGTCCCCGAGAGGTCTTGGTAGCGCGACGACACCAGCACGACTTTTGACGTGGGCTTGAGGGCTTTGATATTCGCCCCGGCTTCCGCTCGAAGCGTAGCAAGGGACGACCCCGTATAGGTCGTATGAAAGCAGACACCAAATTTGGCGGCCGCGACTTTTTTGCCCATGTCGCTGTCGGCCGGTACCCCGTAGATAATCGTGTTCGGCTTGAACGTGATGTACTTGTCTCCAAACACCGTGAGCGTTTGTTTGAGCGTCGGGGTGAAGAGTACGTCTCCTTGCAGGATGTGCGTAAACTTCAGCGGTTTGAGCGTCTCAAACGCGACCTGCATCGTGGCCAGCAGGCCTGGCTTATCTCCGTAGAGAGCTTTCAGGTCAGCGGGAGTTTTTGCGATGCGAGGGGTTTTTGCAAAGGCACCTTTAGTGCCGACAAAGAACTTCCCATCAGCGGGGTCGTTCCCTGCAATAATGGCTGGTGCGCCATCGATTTTGACGGTGGGGTTGACGGGCGCGTTCGCGTGCCCTTCAAAAAACTTGGTGAGACCTTCCAGTGTGCGAAGGGCTTCCTGTGCCCCATCCGCATACTTGGTGAGCACCAAATCTTCAAGATGCGTCAGATGCTTGATGACGTTCTTTTCGTCGGCTTCATGCAGCGGTGTGGCGGTGAAGCATTCTTTCCATTGTGTAAACGGCAAATATGCCATACGATTACTCAAATGATTTCATGTGCGACCGAATCTTCCATGCCCACTTGTCGTGTGCGAAGATCAGGTCTTGCATCTTGTTTTCCGTGCCGGTGTCACCTGCCGCAGCCGCTGCATCTTTGACCTTGTGCAGCGAGTCGAGGACGACAGTATTGGCTTGGAGCAAGTCCGCAAGCAGAGGCTTGGGGTCACCATTCGGAAACACGGTCGCATCGATCTTGCTCAGTTCGGTGACCGCTTGAATGGAATTGGGAGCGTAGTAGCGATGGAAGCGCATGATCTCCGCGACCAAATCGGCGGAGTCAAACACGGCTTCATACAGTTCTCCAAAAAAGTCATGCAGGGGGCCGAAGAACGGTCCTTCTACGTTCCAGTGGGCGCTATGCGCACGGAAGTACATGCCATAGACATTACCTAACAATTCTCGTAGGGCACCCACTAATGCGGTCGTTTCTCCAGCCATAGAATTCTCCTACGAGTATTTATATAAAGCGAGGGGGTCAGCGACCCCCTCACCTTGCGTGATGTTATTCTGGTAGATTGGCGGTTGACGAGACCTTGATGAGTTTTTTCCGTGCTTTTTCAGGGATCACATTTTCTACAATCACGGTCAAAATGCCATCTTCAATCCACGCATCACGCACTTCCGCTGTATCGACCAGTGGAATCTGCTTTTCAAACGACCGTAGGGCTAGCCCACGGTAGACATACTCATCTTTACTGGACGATTCAGGTTTGGTGCCTTTGATGGTCAGCACCTGTTTTTCCACCGACACTTCAATATCCGCTTGTTTGAACCCTGCGACGGCTAGATCGAGCGCATACACATGGTCTTTGACTTTGCGAATATTATGGGGGGGATAGGCGGTGGACGACGAACTGACCTGTTCCAGTTGCGACCGGATATCATCAAAGAGCCGGTCGAAGCCCACAGTATATTGTGTCAGTTCAGTGGGGTAGGGGTCTTGCAGAGCATTGAACAACGAACGTAGAGCGAGTTGAGTCATAATAGTCCTCCTTTTGAGCGACTGTGATTCGCCAGTTGACCCCGAAGGCATCAACTGACTACGGTTATACCACTATTTATATACCGACCCACCCGAGAAGAGAATCAGTCGTTTCATGGGCGCATAAAAGCGGGCACATCGCGGTGCTTCCACGAGGCAAATGACCGCTTATGCGTTCGATAATATTCGTGATACGATTCAATCGCCGTGCTCCGCTTACACACATCGGGCATGGCCGCGGGGGGTTCGGTAAACGTCGTCTTCGGAATCTTACACGGGGGTGTGGAAAGCGCAGGAAGGAGTTTCGCACACCCATGCACTTTGCCATAGCGATGGGTATATTCCGCAAGCAGCGACTTCCACAGGTTCAGCAGCCAGACGTAATTGGCGTCGCTTTGGCGCGTCCACAGACAGGACGGATGGTTTGCATGGGTCGCTTTGTATAGCGTCGTCTCACGGTCGTCTGTAAGCGTCCAGATGGTTTTCTTTCGCGGGGTCGTAAGGGTCTGTTGAGTGCCGTCTAGAATGCGATGTGCGGTCGAAAGCAGTTGAGCATATTCGATAGACATTTTTGTCACATGCTTATCGACATGCCATTGGGCACATTCGTCAGGGTTTGACGACAGATAGAAAATATTCATGTGGTGAAGTATAGCACAGTCGCTATTCGATTAGTGACGGAAAGGCTTTCTTCACAATATCCTTCGTCACGGGATACTTCTTGTGCAGCGTCTTATCCTTCACCGCCAACAGCACATCGGCTTCATCGGGGTGCACGGATTCGAGTAACTGAACAAACTGCATCTCTAACCGATACTTTGGCACGTTGCGATCATTTTGTGGCGTCGCACGCCCCATCAGTTCCGCGTTTGCATTCAGCATGGTGTTCTGAGCATTGCGCACCGTCACATCGACCTGCTGCACTTGCGCGTTGAGCACTTGCCCTTCTTTCATCACGCGCTGTGAGTTTTCGATGGCCCGTTTGAGACGCAGTTTGGCTTGTTCAATCGCATCCTTCGCGTCTTCGATTTCTTTTTCCGTCTCGCGGTATTCGGCAATTTTTTCTTGGAGTTTCTTGCCCATCTCCGCTTGTGTGGTTTCCAGTTCCGAGAGTTGCTCTTTCTGCGTCTTGCTTAAACTATCCAACGCAGAGTCACTCGGTTGGAGCCACAAATAACTGAGTTTGCGAGTCTCTGAATAGAGCGACGACTCCGTTTGGTCGATCTCATTCTCATTACGCTTGAATGGCGGTGCGCCTTCGGGCAGGTTGTAGGCGATATTCGGATCGAAGTTGTGTTGCAGCAAGAGTCGCAACGTCGGGCTGTCGTGCTTCTTCAGCCACTCGACTTTCTTGGTGACTGCACCCTCACCCGTGAACTCTTTGAGTTTTGCTAAAATTTCTGAGATCTGAAGTTTCATCGCCATAGTCTAATCCTTTCACGCTCCACATGAGCATGGTATATGTCTGTATTTAGACATCGACAGAACCCATCAAGCCCATCATCGTATGCCACATCGCAATTCCCGCAGCCGTCGAAACATTGAGCGACCGCAGGATGCCGGGTTGTGGAATGGTATAACAGAGTTCGGTGCGGCACAATTCCTCGGGGATGCCGGTTTCTTCTGCTCCAAAGACCAGACAGACGGGTGTCGCAATACGCGTGGGGTGAAAGTCAAACAACGGGGCGCCCCCTTGTTCGATCAAGACAGGGGTGTAGCCATTCACTCGAATAATCTGCATGGCGTCTTCCCACTTGAACGGTTCTAATTCTCCCCCCGATTCAAAATGCATTAGTTCGATATAGTTGTGGGCCCCGACCGTGCTGCGTCGGTCGTATTTCTTTTTTCCAAACATGAAGACGCGTTCGGCACCGAGCACACACGCGGTGCGAATGATGACACCAGTATTCAAGTCACCAGTAATATTCGCCAGCGCGACGGCATAGGGAAGATGTTTCGACTGCGCCAACGCACGAAGTTCTTCCACCGACAAATGTTGCAGGTCGGTCAACACGTTGAACGGTGTAGTCTTTGGCACGGAATCGGGGTGCATGATAGGTTATGTGGTTGTATGAAAACTAGGTTTTCTTGCTGTAATGGTTTTTTGCGTTATATCCATGCACCACAAATCCGCCACTTGACGGCAGTCGTACCAACGGTGACTGACACGTTGGGCAAATTGCCTGCTGTGAGACGGTGTAGGAAGGAAACAATAACTCATACACGCGTTCACATCGCTCACAGCGAAAATCCCATAGTGGCATGATTAGCGCCCACTATTCATGCCGTGCCAGGCTGAGTAGCATGTCTTTGAACAAAACACATGAGCATCCCAATCACCCGTGCGTTCATTCACATATTGATAATTAAATTTTTGCCCTTTGCCGTCCGTCTTGTCGCGCCCACAAAATTCACAGTCACGAAAGGCATGTCCACGAACAGCCCGGCGATTCAACGTTGCTTCGGTATGCATGATGCTCCTTGTCACAAATGACAACCATAGTATAGCAGATATTTTACCGTTCGCGGATTAAATGTGAGGGAACGTCGCTGGCTTGTGGATTCGTCGTGTTGGATTCTGCTGCCACAATCACGGGTTCCGACACTGCCGGTGCGTCTGCTACGAGTGGTGCGATAGGTGCCGGCTCGACAGGAGCGGTTGTGGTTGGAGACGCCAGACGCACAAATAAAATATTGGCAGCAATCAACAGCATAATCGCCATCGGGTCAAACACCACCATAAGAATGCCAGTTAACCAGACAACGGATTTTCGAATAGTCGCTACATCATCGGTGCCGTAGACGGCTTGGGCAACGTATCGCAGCGGGCCAATATCCGCCGTCGCTTTATTGGTATCGGTTTCCACCGTGATGCGTTCTTTCTGCACCGTGGTCAGTTCTCCATTAATTCGTTTGAGATCCGCTAATAAGGCGGCGCGGCGTGCGGTAGTTTGCCGTTGCACGGTAACGGCTCCACTACTTCCCGTGAGGCGTTCCTTCGCACCCAGTTGCGCGACCAGTTGGTTTGACTGGTCGGTGAGGGCTTTGAGTTCGGTGTTAATCTGATCCCGCTCTTGTTGAAGTTGCGATTCTCGCAGTTGTACTTCTTGTAGCGTGAGTTGTGCGGTGGTATAGCCGGTTTCACTTTCGACGTGAGCACGGGTGAGATACCCAAAAATGCCCATCGAGGTCACGCACATCAACACTAAGATGGCGGCAAAGAAATAGGTGCGAAGGAGATAGCCCGCGAGATGCCGATAGCGATACATCCACGACACCGCCACCAGTTTGGACACTTCGAGCATTCCCGCTAACACAATCACGGGCCAGTAGGCACCAGAGAATATCATCGCTAAGCCGACCACCGAATAAAATCCCGCAACCCCCGACAAGACAAGGCCAGTGAGAAAGGTAATCCAGGCAAATTTTTGCATATGAAATATTTAGAAAAATTATTTGGAACGAAGGATTAATGTACGATCTTGTAATTCTACGGTGCCGTGCCCACGAAAATACGCCCGAGGTTGTGGAGCGCGTGGGCCACGATATACCGACTCTAACGGAATGCGAATATCCACTTCCGCCCCTCGATGCCACACATTTCCTTCACGCACCGCCCAGACGAGTCCGTCGTCTGCGTGATTGTCGAAACAGACCCACAGGACTGCCATACACACCGCTACGTCATCTTGGAGACAGACTTCTTGCTCCAGAATCGGCATGACCAATATTTGGCTTTCCACCGTGGACCGGGATTGTCGCAGCCATGACGCGCACGAAAGTTCTTGCGGCGTGCGGGATCGTCGCGCTTGATTTCCATCTTCGGATCGCCAAAGTTGACTTTGACCACGTTACCCTTATCGTTCTTCACGTACACCGAAAACTTCTTCGGCCCGCTCGGGGTGCGGAACGGTTTGCCGAGGGTGACCTTACGCCCTTGATACTCGGACTCTTCCACGTAGGAGTC